ACCACTTGAAACAATGGTTCTCTGATTTTTTACTACATCATTATCTTCATCAAATCTTTGAAATACTGACATTCCTCAATCTCCCTTAATTAGTTGAACTATTCACGGCTGTTTGAACTGAGATATTAGAAACCACACCAGTTCCAAGTCCTTGAATAGTTAAATTTGTTGTTATTGCCGAATTCAAACTCTTACCAATTAGTTTTGCAGATTTTGCATTTATAGTTATTGATTTGGTTGAGTCTAATGGTGCTGTAAAGTTTATGGTTTGACCAGTATCTGGTTCTGTACCTGCTACTTGTACTTCAAGAGTTGCTGCGTCACTATTATGTAGTGTGAATCTATATCCAACTTGGTCATCTAAAGTAGAATTATCAGTTGATGGTGTTATGATTGCAGTTGTACCTGAATTTAAAGGTACTGGTGAAGTTGCACCAATGTTAATTTTTGGCATCTTTGTTGTATTTTTGTTCAAAGTAATAAGTTTGTATCTCATTATTTGATTCTCATCTACGAAAGATTCTAATAGAGGCATGTTTTCAATCACTGCTCCATAATATGATGAACCATTAGGATGTGTTACATCCCAAAGATTATAATCAATCTCATCATCTGCTAATGCAAATTTCGTGATGTTAAATTCGTTCTGTCCTCTTGCTAAAAGTTCACGACCTTTTTTAGTAAGAACAGCATCTACCGTTATACTTGTATTATCTAAAAATCCCATTATTTTTACTCCTGTTGAATAGATATAACTTTACTATAGATAAATAGTGTTATACCTAATTTTTCTTAAATTAATTTACTTTTAATTTTGAATCACCTGGTTCTTTTGTTATAAGTTGTGTTGGTGTTGTAGTTGTTGTTTCAACTGGTTCTCCACCATCAAATGTATTTGATGATACGGTTAATTGTCCACTTCCAAGACTTACACTACCAATAAATGGTGATTTACTTGAAGTAGGATGACTTGTTTGTCCATCATCTCTTGTTACTGAACCACCAATAAATGACCTAAATAATCTTGTATCATAATAAACACTCTGATGTTCACTTGGTACAAATGAAGAACTATAATGTAGTCCTCTTGATGCACTCAAACTTGATGAATAAAAGAATACTTTTTCTTGATTATGTTCTGCCAATCTTGAACCTGTTATTACTGGTTGTAATACTTCACCAAATGTTATACCTTCTCCACCAAATGTTACACTTGCAGTTGCATAGTTGTAAGAGTGTGGTGTTTTTGCATCTATGACACCTAACTTAACTAATGTAGGTTCTCCCAATCCACCAAGTGAACCACTATTATCATGATAGACTGCATTCAATCCACTTTCATAATATTTTTGTTCACCACCTATATCAAAGTATGCATCATCTTTTGAACCACTAATAAATCTTGTTACTGGTACACCATCTTCAAACTCATTTGCATTTTCAAAGTAACGATTATCAAACTCAGGTCTATCACCTATTACTTGTTTACTTCTTTCTAAAATATTTGGTTCTATCAATACACCTGTAGTTGCCTTACTTCTTGCAGGAACCCAATTCTTTAATTGTGTAAATACACTTGGGTCATAGAATGTTAAAATTCTTAAATAATCAAAAAAGTTATTTGGACTTGAATATTTTTGAAAATATTCAGTTTGTAATCTTTTAAGACCTCTATAGTTTAATTTGTATTGGTCTCGTGGGTCACCGATATAATCATCAAAATTAAAGTCTGCAATACTATATAATATATCCTCATTAACAACATCAACTGGTGAAAAATAAATACCAACTTTCTCACTATCTATTGGTGCAAAATCTTGTGATGATTTTTCTTTTCTTTCATCAGGTGATAAATTACCAATAATAGTACTATCTTCTACCCTAACTTTAGTTGCATTTCTTCTTGTAGGGCCAATGTTTGGTACTTTCAATTGTTCCTTATCAACTAAACTTCTAAATGTATTACTTGTAAATCCATTTACTGAACCTGTTGTATCCATTTGTGATGTTACGAAATAGTTTTGTCTATTACTAACACTACTAACAAATGAAGTTGATGATAAATTAACATTATTATCAAGTGGATATCTTACTAACAAGTCGTGGTATGAAGAACTATATGAATTACCATTATAAGCTCTTGGTGCCCTAACATGATTATCAAATACACTTTGTGATAATGGTTCTGACCATAGACGATACTCCATTAATGAACCACTATATCTTGAACCGAAGTTTGTATTTTGTCCACCAAGATAAACAAATTTTGAACCAACACTACCTGTAAATGCAGCATTGATTGCACTACTACTTGCGTGTCCGATACCAGTTGTTAAACTTGAACTTGTTTGGAACTTAATTTTTTCTCTTGTTGAGTCATATTGTTTTGTAGTTAATTCATATTTTACATTTCTTGTGATTAAATCATCAGTCATTTGTGCACCACTTGCACTTACTCGTGTTAACATCACACTCCACATCTCATCATTATAGAATGGTAAGAGTGAAGAAGTTATACCATAAACTCCTGTTGATGCACTAACACTAAATTTTAAATACCCATAATCATCTGTAGTACCATTGTCTTTTAAATGTATTGCCCAATCATTTTCTTTTTGTGCAATCACCATACTACCAGAACTTCCTACACTATTTGGTGTTCTAAATCTTAATTCTAAAGCTTGTGGATATTGACTATTTAAATCGGTTGTCCATAAACTTTTTACATATTGTGAACTATGAAAATCTAATGCATATGTAAATTTTCTTTTTACTTCATAACTTACTCGTTCTTGATTATCAGGCCCACCATATTCTCTAACTCTTAATATAGAACTTGGAATACCATAACAATTTAAAATCCCTTTTAAACATCTGACACTACCTTTTGACTTGATAAAGAATGGAATGTTATTTAATAATCGTTTCCATATTTCTTCCGTTACTTCTTCTTGTGGTGTTTCATACTTTGTGGAACCATCAGGATTTTTACCCTCAAGATATTCAGGTAATATCAATAAGTCATTACCATTTGTAAGTTCCAATCCAAGTGATTTCGCAAACTCTGATGCAATGTCTTTACTTATACCCTCTGAAACATTAGGTGAAAGATTATTAACATCTGTAAAGTGTTTTGTATATGTCCATATCTCATCAAATTGTTGACCAGTCATATCCATAAATTCTATAAATGTATTGTTCATCGTATCATCTTTAACATGCATAGGTAAATTATTACCAAGTCTATCATTATTAGTAGAATCGTAAGTTGACGCAGACAATATCATATTGTCAAACCAATTACTTACTTCAGAACCACTTGAATGATAAAGTACATATGGTTTAGAACTATTTTGTTTAGGCCAACTATTTTCATGATATTGTCCAGCCGATGAACTTACATAAGATGAACTTTCAAAATACATATAATGTTCAAATGGGTCAAAGGAATTAATTACTCTTGCTCTTTTATCTTCATTTGATTGTATGTCACTTAGTGAACCTGTTAGACTTACCAATGATGAACTTGTTTCACTATATGTTTCTATATACTCAATTTTTTTCTTAAAATTTCTTAATCTTCTCTCTGCACTTGAGTAATGTATGAAATTACCAAATCCAATATCATCAGATTCTAAATTTAAATCTACTGATGTTCTATTAAACTCTGTATTAACTTGTACATCTAATAAACTACCACTTACTAATTTTCTTTCAATATCTTTATTAAGTTGGTTGTCACTTCCTAATAATGTGTTATGTGTTTCAAATCTTGTTGACCTAAAATTAATTGGATTATCAACTGAATTTAAATTAGGTAATTGTAAAAATAAACCATCTGGTTCTTCATCTATAAATGGTATTAATCTAACCACCTCAACATGAGATGGTAATCTTTTTTCTACAAAATATACTTTGTCTAATTCTTCTTTGTCACCTGCCAATGGTAGTTTTAATTTAAATACTCTTTTTGAATCTTGAGTTTCAAAGAAGTTTTTATTTTCATTTGTGATTAAATAATAATCATCATCACAAACCATATAGGTTTTAAATCTTTCTATATTATTTTTCTCATATAAAACATTCCATCCATACCAATCAGTATCTCTACCACTTGGGCCATCATGACCAACATTATCTGCAGCATCTTGATATGATATACTTACTCTTACTTTATTATAATCAAGAACCTCTGTAATTGTTGCAACATAATCAAAGTGAAATGTTTCATTTTCAAATCTTTCAACCCAACTTTCAACAACACGAGTTTCGTACTCTATTGTTTCTTCCTCTTCAGGTGAAATAGGTAATGGTGTTTGTCTAATGAATTCTTCTAATGCAGGTAACTCTGCATGTAATACCACCTCTTCTTTAATGTCTGGTACAATAACTTCGTTTTGATATATGTTGTTATTGTTTGCACCATATAAACCCCATCCATCTCCACCATCTATTAATCCACCTTGTGGTAAACCATTACCTGGTGTTAATGGGTCTGTACCTTCTTCACCTAAATCTGCATTACCTGTTACATCAAAATCAATGTATGCAGGTCTGGCAGAACCTTGTCTACTTGCACGATATGGGTCAACATAACCACTTGCTGCTCTTTGTTCTGCAAGTTGTTGTGCTCTTTTTGACTGACCCATTCTAAATCTATTTCTGTCTTCAAGAAATCTTTCTTGCCAATGTTTAGTCTCAGTAGTCTTCCATTTACCAAGAGTCGCTGCAACTATATTGTTTGCAAAAATTGTGTGGTCTTTATCTAATACTAAGTTCCACACTTTAAAAGGTGGTTTCTGATAATATACTTTACCAATCTCTCTTGACATGAACCAACCATCTTTTGTTCTGATAGGATGGTGGTCGGTAACGATAAGGTTTTTATATTTAACCATCAAGTCACCAAAACCTCTTTCACTCTTTATGACTTTCTTAACTCTTGCAACACCTTTATCTGTTCTGACTTTCATACCAATCTTCATCATCTTGATTGGAACTTGTCTACCACTACTTAATGTTACTTTTGTATTAGGATGAAAACAAACTCCATCGTAATCAAACATACCACCATAATCCTCATCTTCTTCATCAGGTAGGTCTGGTGGTGGTGGGTCTGGTTCAGGTGGTAACTCATCATAAATTGGTGGAGGTGGAGGCGGGTCTGGAATACTATCATCTAAACTATGAGTAATCTCAACAGGAACCTCTATCGTTTCTACCACACTTTCAAGATATTGTCTTGTTATTGTTTTTTCAAATATTCTTGGTAATCTAATTTCACCACCAACCATATTTTGTGTAAACCCTCTATCATTATCTTGTAGGTTTGCAACTAATATTCCTGGTTCATTTTCATCAAACTTAATAGAACCATTTGCTCCACTACCTGCAGTAAGAAATGGTTGAAACTTTACAATAGAATTCATCTCTCTAAAGTTTTTATGATATGTTTGGTTTTTAAAATCTTGTGTTTTAACTACGATTTCTGTTCTATCACCACTAATCTTATCAAGTGAATATTTTAAATCTCGTATAAATAATTCTTTTGGTGGATTATCTGCAAGTGATTGAGCAGATGCATTTGGTGGTGGGGCAGTATAATATCTTGTTTCACCATTTACATTTTTTGTGACAACTTTACCTGCATATAATTCACCATCACCATTTACCATTACTAAATGGTCTCTACCTGCTAACTTTCTTAGAAATCTATATTGTACAATATATTCACCATCCGATAATCCATTATCTCTTAGATGTTGACCAACATTTAAATCTAAAAACCCTTCAGTATTTACATCAGGATTAAACTTATCTGTGAGCACAAGTTCATCATTTTGGAAAACTTCTAAAACTATATAGTCTTTACTATCTCTTCCAAAACTACTATATACCCTTTCAGGTTTATAATATTGTTCTCTCTCTTGATTATTAAATCCGTATTCTGCCATTACTTACCTTATTCTAAAACTATGTTATCTTTTAATGGAATTCTTGGTTGATAACCTGATGGTGCTTCAGGAGTACCAAAGGTATCATCTCTACCACCTATTGGTTCTTCATCAGGTTCTGGTAAATTAATTGGTGGATTAAACGATACTTCAGGTCTTGGTTGTTTTTTCTTTCCATCTGTAGATGAATAAAAATTATTAAAATTATCAATGATAAATTCAGAAAATTCTCTTTCTTTATCTATTTCTGGTAACATATCATCATTAAAATATTGTTGTTGATTGATAACACGAACATTTTGATAAACTTGTTCAACTGCATTACCAAGATTGTCTGGGTCTTCATAAGATAATATTATACCATTACCATCTCTTAATGGATTTGTTGCATCCCAAGACCCACTTATTTTCATAAGTTCTCTATTGGTTTGTATTTCACGATTTAAGGCTATTCGTTCCTCATTAATAATTCTATCGTATAATTCGGAATTTAATACTGCCTCATCTTTTGTATATGGCATTGTTATCTCTCAATGTTTCTTACAACCTTAAATGACCATGCTGGGTCACTATAGTAATTTATCAATTCATCTGTGGTTCCACTACCACTAACTACTTTAAGATGTATGTCATAATGTCTTTCTGATTGGAAACTATCCATTCTTAAATTAAAGTAATTACCAGTACCATCACAACTAACAATTGAACCTGTACCAAATGGTACTATTGTTTCTTCAGTTACAGAATCTTTAATTGAATAGAAAGTTGAACCACTTGGTAATGTTCGTACGGTAAGACCTTCAGGTGTTGTACCAAACACTCTATCATTGTATCTTGGTCTACCAACTAATCTAAATCTTGATATTGATTTTTCTAAATATTCCTCTCGTATACCTTTAAAATAAATTACGGTATCGTCTAATGCACTACCTGTAAGTTGTGCTAAACTTCCTGTTGTCCACTTTGAATCATCCCAAACAACTTCTAATGATGGTGGATAAATTGTATGTGTTTCTCTTGAAAAGAATTGTAGTGTACCAAGTCGTGAAGTTCCACCTTCATCTGAGGTAGTATCACCACTATATGAATAAGTTGTTCCATATGAACCTGTAGATTCTCTCTTAATTATAAATCCATTATTTGGATAAATAGAACTTGAAAAAATATGATTTCTAACCAAATCAGTTACATCAAATCTAACATCTCGTTTATCATAAGTTAAACCAAAAGACCCACTTATGTTATATTGTGAATAAGAATCTTGTGAACCACTAAACCAAGAACCACCATCTGTCAAGAGTGAACCTGTCACCCATGGTAATTTTTGGTCTTGGTCTCTGTATTGATATGATGCACCATTTGTAGTTATAGGACTATCAAACTTTTTACCAGTTCCTGATTTCCAACTTCCACTAACCATATAGATAACAAGGTTTTGTTCTGCCTCTATATCTTTTGAACCTGCATCATATAAATTTAAATAAAATTTTGCATCTGTAGGTATCTTACCATCTTGAATTGACTTAGATACATACGAGTAGTCTGCACTTAATAATATACGAGATACATTTATTGTACTACCATCTGAACTTACTTCTTTTACAACTTCTAATATTTCATCATGACCAGCATTTAACGATGATGTTGTACCACCTGAATAAATTGTTGTGTCTCTGTTTATGTATTCAAAATAATGCATTAAAAGTCTCCTACTACTCTACCCTCAATATCTGTATTGGGTAGTTTGACCTCAAAACAACTTGGGTCTAATGATGGATAAAGAACACCATCTCGTAGTGCAGATTGTATATCGTATATGTTTCCACTATATCCTTCTGCAACTACATGTTTGTTTTCAATTACAATTATATCTTTATTTGGATTATTGTCTTCAGGTGGAACTAAACTTGCCACACCTTCTACCAATGAAATCTGATATGCAATATCACTCAAGACAATCGGTTGACCTATTTGCCATTTTTGTATATCAAAGTATTCTTTAACTTTTTGGATTGCCTTAAATAATACATCATTTTTGTTATAATTTCTTTTTGTAATAATACTAAATTTTACACCAATGTTTATAATATATGCATTTTTAATATTGATTGCATCTGTTACCATTCTGTATTGTGAAAGGTAAGTTCTTAAATTTTCTTTTACTGCTCTATTAATTGGTGTTAGTTTTCTATCTACATCATATCCAAGAACATACATGTTTAGTGCCAATGGATTATCTGCAGTACTTACATTTTCATTTTCTACAACTTTACCTGTTACACTATCTACATATGTTTCTGTTTTCTTTTCTAATTGTTCATCTTGAACTACAAATGCCTTTGCAATATTACCATACTTCTGTGGTAATGAATAAACACGAGTAATGTAATCTTTTTGTGTTACTGCACGACCTTGAGCATTATGGTTAGCTGCCGCATTGAGACGAATTTGTTGTAATGATTCTTCACCACTACCACCACTTGCAGGATTTGGATTAGTAAACGATAAACTCTGTTCTGACTCTCCTACTTTCGTACTATCAAGTCCTTCTGAGTTTATAGTAAATACAACATCATTTTGATTTTGTATTGTATTTGACCTTACATTATGTTCAACTGCTCCACCATAATTATAAGTTACGGTAAGTGTTGTATTACTTGGTGCCAAACCAAATGTCTTTGTTTTTAAAAAGTTACTTGGGTCAAATGTAGCATCTATTTTAGATACACCAGTTGCCAAAGATGAACCTACATTATCTGGATTTGGAATTATTTCCTCGTCAGGATTATCACTAACACCTGAACCAAATAGTATTTCTGTTTTTAAATCTTCACCTCTAACATGTGTTGCAAATCTTCTTGATGTTTTAATAAGTTTTAACAAATACGGTGTATCATTGAAGAATTGTGCAAGTGCTGGGTCATTGTCTGTATTATTTTCTTCATCTTCAAATACGGTGTCTTGTGCTAAGAAAGGAACATGATACCATTTGTTACCATTACTATCTGTTACAGAAATAACCTCAGTAACATTAGGTTCTGATAAAACTATCTTATCAAACTTAACAGCGTTTGAAAATGTAAATGTTTCTGATTTTCTTGTTCCACTTTTTGAACCTATAGTTTTTGTTAATTTAAATTTTTCTGGTATAGTACCTGATGATGGTTGAACTATTTCAACTTTCATTGGGTCTAACGAACTTGATACTTTAAAATTAACTGAATCTTGTAAAGTAAATGTAGTACCATTGTTTGAACTTAAGATAGCATTCTCAGTTATTATACCTGCGTATTTTAAATCAGGTGCATAACTATCACCATTTGTTCTAGCCGGTACGGTTTGTGATACTTCTATTTTTGCACTTGCAGGTGAAGAAGTTTTAGGTGTATATCCCATTGATTGTGCAATCTCATAAATATTTTTTTTCTCTTCTGCCTGTAATATTAATGTTTCCCTAAACTGATTATCTATATAAAAGTTAAGTACATCACCAACATATGCTGCCATCTCAATAAACATCATACCAGGGTCTGCCTCATTAAAATCATTATATGTGTTTGGAAAATATGATTTTGCAAACTCTATGATATTTTGTCTAATGGAAGAAAAGTCTCTACCGAGATAATTTACTTCTTTTGAAATTGTTTTTTTATTTGTCCCATAGTCTGGCATTTTAACTTCCCTTATTTATCGGTGCTTCTTGTGTAAACTCTTCCGATGCAAACTGACCAAAATTAAATGTAATGGTCTGTAAAGATTCTTTATCAGTTTGTATTGTATATTCTAATTGAACCAATACAGCATTTTGATTTCTTTCGTCACTCCTAACGATTATTTCATTAACAATAACATATGGTAACCATCTTTCTATTGCATCAGTAATTGCAACTTCAATCCTATCTTCTAAGTCTGGAGTATATTGTTCAAAAATTAATCTTGTTAAATCACTACCAAACTCTGGTTGAAATACTCGTTCACCTTTTGTGGTTAATAATAAGTTTCTAAGATTTGATTTAGTTTGTTGTAAAAGAGTTTTACTTTGTTCAAAAGTAGAGAACGCAGTTAAGTCTAATGGAAATGTTAAACCTACAAACTTATCAGGATTTTTATCTGTTTCTCTTACACTCATTTATTATTTTTTCCCTTTGAACTTATCGTGTTTCATCAAATCACTATAGTCACGAGTTAATGCATTTACTAATGATTCAGGTACTTGTTCAGAATTAACTCCTGCTTCTTTCATAGTCATTGCAGCATTTATATTTCTTTGAGCTTCTTTATCACCACCTGCCATCATAGAATCACCATAACCTAATAACTCTGAAGCTCTACTTGAATCAAATACACCACCACCTAATGTTGGATACTCTTCGGTATCACCTTTGGATAGACCTACCGTTTCATTTAAAATTTCATTCAATGAATCATTTGATGTGTAGGTAACCTTTTCATGTTTCTTAACAACAGGTTTTGGTTTTTGTTGTATTGTTTCTTGTGCGAGAGACTTAAGAGATTTTTGTCTGTTCTCCTTAATAAATATCTCGTTAACTTGTTTTTTTACTTCTTTACGAACTATTAATTCTATTACTTTTATTAGTTCTCGTTTTTTCATTTTCATACTCCTTTATGTAACCGTATAGACACCACTAAATGTGGCACCACTCGCTGTATTAGTAAATATCACCGAGTCTAAATGTTCTTTAAAATAATCTCCAATATTTGATAAAAATCCATCCAATGTATCATCTTCCCATGTTGATGTTGGTGGTACTCCACCTGCAGTCACAAATGTACCATTAGTCAATGCTGTCCAATATAAAACTAATCCTGCACCAACACCACTAAGTAATACTGATGTAGATTGTGATAATAGTCCTGCCTTCATTGGTGTTAATATTAAATCTTTTTGACCAAGAGTCATATTGTATGCACCACCACCTGCTGTTATAGCAGTATGATATTCATCTACAATAAACTCTGCACATTCATCAGTAGTGTTGAAGAACTGACCATTGTTCATTCTATTTCTATAATTATTTTGTAATGTATCAAACGCCATTATTTATCAATTCTATGTTTCTCACTTAATGCATCTTTGACTGCACTTAATGCAGATGTTACAGCTGGCCAACTTGGTGCTGCACTTACAGGTCCTGGTGTTGGGCCTGTTGGTGTTGGTATACCAGTAACATTACCAATTGCAGTTACTAATGCATCTAATTTATCATATAGTGTTTGACCTAATACTTGTGGTTCTTCTGCAGTCTCACTACCAATTTTTACTTCTGTTGATTGTATAACAACAAGTGGTGATTCAACATAAACATCGTTGACCGAACCTATTGATATTTTATCACCTGAAAATATTCCAATTGAATTTCCTTCAGATTTTTTTGTAGTAAAAATTAATCTATCACTACGAATTTGAACTTGTGCCTTATCATAATCTTTTACATCTTGTATTCTTATAGATTCAATTGGTAAATCAAAATTTTGTTTTTCGTTATAAGTTAAGTGAATTGAATTTAAATCACTTTTAATATTTTCTAATGTTAAATTATTATTATTAGTGTATCCTGTTAATCCACTTGTAATTTTTATGTTAGTTGAACCTATTTGTTCATCATGTTGATTACTTCCCAAACGAATAGAGTTTCCAAATCTTCCTTGTATTATTGTATCACCTTCAAAGAGTTTCAAAGGTCGTACTGGACTAAGTGCTTCGTAATAATATCCTGGTTTATACTTACCTACATTTGGTGAATTAGTATATTTTTTATCGTCATTTGAAATGTTTGTACCAATTTTATCTAAGGTTGAAATATTTGGTTGTGCATTATTAGTTACAGAAAAATTATTAAAAATATTACCAAAATAAAATCTATCACCTTCATCCTCAAACCCAAAAAATATTTCACCTATTATTGGTACTCGTGTCATATTATTGTTTAATGGTCTGAAAAATTTACATTTATCTATTTCAAGATTTTGTTCAGAATAAACATATCTACCTAAAATAGAACCATAGTAAGAATAATCAGGATTTCCTTTAGTATCTGGTGGTAAATCTTTTTCGGTCAAACAAACATTAAGAACTTCTACTGGTTCTAATTCATTAAATCTATTTCTATCTGCCATTAATTTCATAGCAGTTTGTAATGAATCTACATTAATAATTCCTTTTTTATTAGAAGATAAACCTACTGGTTGTGATGTGACATTTTTTTTAGTATAACCCATTAATCACCTTTGATTGAAGATATAATTTTATCTTGATGGTCTTGTAAATCGTGAACATCTCCTTCTATGGCATCCATTAATTGTTTCTTTTCTGCATCGGTTAGTCCAAATTCACTACCACTATCATCACTTATTCTACCCTCGGCAGCCATGATTCTTTGTACAACCGTAGCAAGTTTAACTAATTGTTCATCATTTTTTACATTGATTTCTAAATATTCTTTTAACATAGGAATGATTTGCACAGCCGTGTCACCATCCTTAATAAACCCAACTACTTCTTTCATAAGTACTTCTAATTGTTGTTTATTAGTTTTGGAATTGTCATAGATGTCTTTGAACACATCGGATAAGGTTTTACCTTCAAATATTTCGTAATCGTTTGCCATAATTTTGCCTGTTCGTTATCATTAATAAATATTAAAACTTCAAAAAATCGTTGTATATAAATATATATTAGACCATAAAAGTCCAATATATATAATAGTTATTTATGTCGGTGAAAATCCGACTATAACGGAGAAACATAAATGAAGGAAATCATAACAATAGTTAAGGGATATATCAATGACCTAGCGGATTTGATGTTATCTTTGGTAGCCATAGGTGCGATTTCTGAAGTAATATTTGGAAGTGGTATCTTCGGTGTAAATGTTATCGGTAACCTAACATCAATCATAAACACATTCGGCGAATCCGGTTTCGCTGGGTTAGTCGCGTTGTTGGTGTTGGTGGGTTTATTCCGTAAATAGTACTAATTCGGATAGAAATGAAAAAGGGAAGTGTAAAAACTTCCCTTTTTTGTTTTATAGATTATTCCAACTACCAGTATATCGTGTCTCCACAGAACCAGTAGCAAGATAGTTCCTTTGTAAGTTTACATGATGTTTCTTCATCACATTAACAACACGAGTAATGTGTTGTGTGTTGGAACCTGTCATCTCACGAATCAAAATATATAGAGCTTTCTTATTGAAGTTCTCAATATTCTCACGAGTTTCAAACAAATATATTACTGCATTAGCAACATCAATATCTTGTTTTCTTTTGAATACGGTTGTCAAGTTATTTGTCCAATACTCAACAAATAAATCAAGATACTCTTTCTTTGCACTCTTCATATCAAGGATATCTGTTTCACGAACAGGGTCTCGTTTATAATCAGTAACCTCTTCACCATCATGCATCTTCATCTTCTTGTAGTTATTGTTGTTATGTAGAATCAAATAATTCTTAGCAACGATACTAAAGTAAGAAAATGCCTTACCCTTACCCTCTGTGAACTTGTGCATGTTCATATACAAGAAACTAACTACCTCGTGTTTAACATCATCTGATGGAACATCAAAGTAATAAAACTTAAATGTATGAATGATATTCTCTGCCAACTTTTCAAATGGTGTACGAATATGTTCATTATAGATTCTCTGTCTCATGTGTGGACGAGTTTCTTTATTATGTCTGATTACTGCCTGTTCAGTTGAATCTGTAAAATAATATCTTGTTGAACCTTTTTTTGCTTTTCTTGGCATTATATATCCTTTTCTGTTATTTTGTTTAAATCTTCTATTGTAGTTTTGATACCTTCAAACACTACACCAATTTCATCGTCTGCTTCAAATTTACCCTCTGAATCTAATTGGTCAAGTGTAGTTTTGGTCTGTATCACTCTATCAGTATATTCTTCAACCCAAGTTTCTAATCTTTCTACTTTTTTAAGTAGGTTAAAACTTGTATATCCAAATGTAACTGCGAGACATCCAAATATTATCTCTAAGACCATTTCTCTATACTCCCTATTGTTGATTGATTAATTCTGTTCATACCCATTTCAAATGTTTCACTATCTATTTCGGAACCTAAATATTTACGATTTAACTTTTTACATGCAAGTGCAGTAGTTCCAATTCCCATAAAAGGGTCATAAACAATATCACCCTCTTCTGTATAATTACCTATACATCTTTCTGCAACTTCTTGAGGCATATTATATGAATAACCTTTGTAAGAATGATGTGGATGAAACCAAGTATCGTATTTAAATAATTTTGTGTTTTTAGATTTAAAACCCTTTCGTGCATAAGACATAACAAAAGCATAATTGTATCTAAACATATTTATCTCTCTTGACTTTTCCCATATCTTTTGATTTAATAAATCATATCCTAAATTTTTCATAATGTCTGTACAATACTGATGTTTTGGTATTGTCTTTCGTTTAAATCTTCTGTCACTTATTACAATAGTTACAATATTTTTTCTTGGATTAAATTTACTATAAACTTCTTCCATCCAACCAAAGTATTTCTTATCATCTTTAAGTGGTTCTAATCCCATCTCTGAATATTCAGGTGGGGAAAAGAATACATAATCATATTCTAATTCCCTACCTAAAGTAATCAGACAATCTTCGTTATAGATGTTACTTATCTCCGAATAACTCATCAAATAAATCCTTTGCAGATGCACTTGGTTGTGTTTCTACCTTTTCTTTTACTTGTTTACCTACTGCTTGTTTGATATTGGTAACTGATTTGTTTACCTTTTCAGTAGTTTTCTTTTCTGAGTATTTCCATTCGGTGTACTCTGCTCTTGTTGCCATGTGGTCTGCCCAATGTATAAGATAAGGAAGACTTGATTGGAAACTATGTTCAGGTTTAAATGTTTTTAAGTACTGAACATTTGCATCATCATACATACCATCACTAACCTTGATTGCCAACCATTCTAATTGTGATACTTTAACATCAAAGTGTTGTAACAACCATAATGCTCTATCTGTAACACCCATGAACTGCATCTCAGGATTCTGAGTAAACAATTCATTAAGTTTCTTTCGTCTCCAATCATCTTCTTGAACGAGATAGTATTCATATTCTAAATCACCAACTTTACCGAAGTCGTGATGTAAACCTGCAAATACTAACTCTTCATCAGTATAATCAATGACTGCACCGATAGACTCATATACTTTTGTTAACTTTCTTGCCGTATCAACTATATGTAAAACATGAAGAACATAACCACCTGCAAAAGCATAATGGTAATTTGGTTTACCACTTGCAGGTGCAACAATGATTCTGTCTTCAAAGAAGTCATACATCTTATTCAAATTATCAAGTCGTTCACCTGTAAATGTTTCATTTACTATGTTTCTCAACTTGGTGTAATTATCCAATAGTTGTTGTTCTGTTAGATTCATATTTATAACCTTTGTATTTTCGTTTTTTATATACCCTTAATATACAACATTTTTACCGCTGTTGTCAAGCTTTTTTTTAATTTATTTTTAATCAACATACCAATCTGGTTGTTTGTTACTTGGATATTTGTAACTACTATCCACTAACCATTTTCTTAACTCAGGTCCTGATTTAACATCTATGATTAAATGATATCTATCCTCTTCACCAAAGTTAATAGCAGTGTGTGGTTTTCTCATATCTAAATACCACAACTCACCTTTACCCATTTGAGATTTAGTAACACTACCATCACAATTCCATTGAGTAAACTCAACCTTTGGATTTGTCTTTAATGGAAAGTGTAGTCTTGCCCATTGTCCATCACTAATACCAGCTTCTACATCTTGTCTATCAGTATGTCTTTCAAGTTCACCCTCACCTTGACTTAATTTCAAGATACGAATTCTTTCATGTTCAAATGGTAAGAGTTTAGCAAACTTCTCTACTTCAGTAAGTCTTTCTCTAAGTGGTGTATCCTCTACCTTCCACTCCAACTTTTCTGCATTTTCTTTTCTCCACTTTTGATTCATCTCTGCAGGTTTGATAATAAAGTCTTCTTTACCACCATAACCACGAACCACAATACCACTCCATGAATTACCTTTATTGTAATTACTATAGTGGTTAGCAAAGTCTTCTTGTAGTTCAAAAATTTGTTCCATTAATGGGTCTGTATCTTGAACATCTAAGTCTAATCTCTGTAATGAGATTTCTTGTGATTTTGCAAGTTCACCTGTATGTTCTCCTTTGAACCAATAACCATACATATCTGCAAAACTCGTAATCAAGTTATCTCTTCTTTCATAACCTAAGTCTTTTAATATACCGACCATTCTTTTGTTTTGCATATCACATTCAACTACGGTTGTCCCTTCGTCAAATATACTACTACCTTCTGACTCATGTCTTTTTATCAAGTCATATAAATGTTGTTCTTGACCAGGATAACATGCAATCTCACGAATATATGCATCACTTTTTGTAACTAATTTATATTCTGCTCCTGTAAAAGATTTAATCTTTTTGAATGTTGTTTTCATATTTTTCATATTGTAATATAAAATACATGCAACAATCTTACCATCATTATCTTCTACCCAATCAACTTCGTAGGCATGTCCTTCACGACCTTCTACATGGTCAAATGCTAATTGTAAGTCCATTTTATTTAATTTTCTAAATGGGTCTCGTAATCTCGTGTTACCATATTGTTCACGAATTTTTTTCTCACCCTCTGGTCTTTGTGTTTCCATAAAACAATCTAATAAATTCTGATATGTTGGTGTATCATCATAAATCCATTGTTTACCATTATGATATGGTTTAGGAATCTCTACATCGTAATCTCTAAATTTCATCTCCGTCACTCCTTTGGTTTATAAAAAATTAATATTGGTTCAAATTTAAAGTAATCACCACCACGACTAAGTGGATGTGATTTTATCATTACTGAATTCTTTACATTGGATGCATCTATACCGACCATCCTTGTCATTAACATTTTGTAAATACCTTGGTATTCACCACCAAGACTTTCCACTACATCAATACTATCTTGTTCTAATGGAATGTATTTATTACTACCTACTTTGATATCTGCAATATTCCAACACAAATATCTATCAGGTTTTAAGTAAGTGTACATTGTTTCAAGAGTTGGTCTGAGAAAGTTATCTCTCCAATCTTCATATGCACCAAACTTTTTAAAACTTTGATTCTCATCTTGTGAGTATTGTTCTCTGTTAAAGTACGGTGGTGATGTGAAAACCATATCCAAGCGTCCCTTATACGATTTAAACTTAGGATTGTTCCCAACTTCTTCACTACCCTCTCTAAATATTTCATATGTGTTTGGTTCACCTTTACCCCAAAATGGATTAGGATTAAAACAATGTTTGTTATAATAGTCGGCAACCTCTTCATATCTACCTAAGTTATCAGGATTTGGGTCAATACCAACATAGTGAATATCTCTATCACTACTCATTGCACCAAGGATTCTACCACCCCAACCACTACTTGGGTCACATATAATTAATTTATCATCTTTGATATGTTTTGTAAAATGTTCATATAAAAACTTTGCAGTCAATGGTGGAAAGTTTACTGCAGGTTGTCCAAGTCCTAATCTAAATACTTGAAGTGCACTTGGAAAAATTCTTTGTTTTCTTTTATACTTTCTAATATAATAATGGTAATATCTTTTCTCACCATTTTTTAATTCATAACTATTTTTTAGTTCATCACCAATTGTTCTGAGATTTTGTTCTGTCAAACAACCTGTGGTTAAGTACATTTCTACTTCACTCTTTTTTAATATAAGATATTGAGAATTTATATCTACTGGTTTGGTATCACTTTGTCTAATAACCATAATACCATAAGTTGGGTCTTGGTTAGTTTGTTTTAAGAAATCAGATACATTACTCATACCCATTTCCTTAACCTTAACACTTAAACTAAAAGTATACATTGAGTCTTTATATAGTGACCTTAACATAGCCTTCTTAAATGTTTCTCTTAGATTATCTTCTTTGAAGTGGTCATAAATAGAAGTTGCACCTTCACTACTTACACCTGTAGATATTTTTGTTTTTAACATTGTTGGAAAGAACTGATTCACTCCACTTGCATACTTGTTGAAGTTCTTTATGACTTTTGTTTTTTCATCAAAGAACCCTTCTACATCATACCCAAATAATTTTTTCCAATTACTGATTATCTCATCTTCATTCTGACCAATAACAGGTGGTTGACCATTCTCATCCCATTGGGTAATAACATATGTACGAAGTTCATCAATCCACTTCTCTACATCTGAATCACTTTTGTGAAGTAACTCATCGTAGGTTATATTAATTGGATTGTCTTTACTCGCAATGTTAGACTTTTCATAAAACCATTTTTGTTTTTTCATCAATTATTATTCATTACTAAATTTGTCTTTACTATTTTTGCACTATCAAACTTGTAAGGTTTAGTTCCTGGTGATTCTAAGATATCAATACGATTAACAAATCTTTTATTCATCGTATCTTTAACTTGGTAAACACCATCCTTACCATCAGTTCCTTTTAAAATAATGAAATCACCATAATCTAAGAAACCACCATGTCGTTTCAGAAGATTTCTACTCACCGCTATAAATTTATATTCACTTGCCTTGTGGACTCTTATTCGCGTTCCATCCGCGAGAATGTTCGGTGTAGAATCTGTCTGACGACTAACAGGGTGATACATAGTTACCGTCACTTCCATTCCCTCTAATTTGAACTCCGATACAAGAGCATTTAATCTCTCGTTTTCTCTCTGAAGTTCAGATGTCATTACTAATATATTTTCCTTATACTTTTTAAAAATTGTTGTCCAAACAAAAGTATTAAATACCAACATTGGTATTAATATTATTATTGATAATTTTAATTTGTTCATTTCATTTTTCCTAAAGTTAAGGAAATCCTTTACAATAGTCATATATAAATATCTCCCAATGTTGTTAAAATTCATTTTAATTGTTTATAACCTATATTTTTTAGTGGAGCTGGCGGGAATTGAACCCGCGTCCAGCCTATTTTCCAAGTTAAGTCGTTCACAACTTAGTTGATTCCAAATCGGTAGTCACCAACAACCCACCATGTCCCATTTTACACAGAATGGTTTAACTGAGATTTCATTTAGACTCTAAATCTGAAGTGAGTGGTCTTACCGATTCTGACGCCACATCCCATTATCGGTGTCATGGTGTGACGACTTACGAACTAAGCGTAAGCAAAATTGACTTGATTGTCAATTAGAATTGTGAGTCTTTTCTGAACGAGACATACTCAATCTCTGTTGCACTCAATCCCTTCCAATACCTGTCAATACCAGTCAGCCCCATATTAATCAATCTCATCATGGTCATCTTCCCATTCAAATACTTCGTCACCTTCACCTATCGTGATGTGAGTATCTAACACATCTATTAAATCTTCAACGATGTTCCAATCTTCTTGATTGTACGCTTCTTCTAATCTTTTTTTAATTTCTACCAAGGACATATTCTACTCCTATTTTAAATTTATAGTATTTCCTACCTTTGATATCATTATAATCAAAGATATTAGTAAGTATCAACTTCTCTGATATTTTCCAATTAATTTGTGCATAATCTTCCATATCAAAACGATTTTCACCAGTTAATTCATCTCTGAAATAATAACCATCCCATTTTACTTCCATTGAGAATTTATCATTAATTTCTTTTTTTCTTTGAACACCTATAGATATACCACTTTCAAATTGTTTATCTGAATATAATCCAGTATATCCAATTGAGTAATCACCATTACGATAACGAATATCAGCCTTACCATATTGTAAATCACGAGATGTTTTATTAACATATTGTGGTTTAAAATAAAAGTTCTTAGGTTCCCATTCAAACCATACCTCATCATCAATATAAGATTGTCCTAACTCTCGTTCCCAATCTCGTTTCAGATATATGTTTTCATTTTTAAAACCAAGTGCAACTTCGTAATCATCTTTAAGGATGGATTCATCATTTGGTGTTCTCATACTGAATGATGTGAATAATATTAATCCACTTAATAAACTTTGTAACATCATCTCATTATCCTATCCAATTCAACCCATGCCTCCATTCCTTGAGAAAACTGATACATCACATATAATAAAATACATCCTGCACCAAGTTTAAGACTTGTAATTATGATATCAAATATCATTTCTACTTTTGGATTCATTTCTTCTTCCTCGTATATTTTCTTTTGGTTTTAGTTTTAAGGTTAGGTTTTATTTTTCTTGTTCTCTTTTTCTTTTGTAAAAGAGTTTCTTTTTTCTTACCAACTAATATTTCAGTTAATAAATTACATGCCTCTACGAATGTCATTATATTACCTCTACGATTTTAGATTCTTTAACTACTTTAACTTCAAAGACATAAGGTGAATCTTTTAATACCTCATTTACCTTTGCTTCTGCTACTGATACAGAATCACACTCAACTAAAAACGCTCTACGAGTTTTCTTTTCTCTTACACCATTCTTTGTTGGTATCTCTTCTGTAAATACTACTTGTGCTTCAAAATACATTATATCTCCTTTGTGTATTTATGTTTATTTTCTTTCCAATATTCATTAATATCTTTTTTTGTTCCACCTTGTTTTTCAAATGATTCTTTACGAGTCATCATTGTCATAGGAACATCAGATAAATTATATGGTCTACCAAAGGTATCTCTAAATACCATTTCATTCAACCATTCTTTTTTTGTCATTTGTTTTGTCATTATAACCTCATATAGTTTTATAATATCCACCGATTCTAAAAGGTATCTTTGTGTTTATAGACACGGCGGAAGACTCAGAATAATTCACTTTCTTCATAACTCTAAAGTCCATAGATACTCTTGTAAACTCGGTTTTATTTTGTTTATTACCATGTGTGAGATTCGCTCCATCCCACATCACTAAATCTCCATACTCACAATCCATAGGTGAGTAGTCACCTTTATCAGGTTCACTCTCTACCCAAATCGTTGCAGTATTCTTTGCATTTGTTAATGGTAAAAAGAAATTTCTTTCTTTTATTTTCTTTACCCATTCTTTATCCTCACGATACTTACTATCTTTATGAAATTCACCTACACCAAGATTATTTGGAAGTTGAACTCTAAATGATGGTTTAGCTTGATAGACTATTTCATCATTATCAAACAATGGTTTAACTACCTTTACCATAAAGTCATCATACATATTTCTTAACTCAGAATCATTGTCCCATGAATTATAAAATATTTTGTGAAACTCAGTTTGTTGGTCTGTTTCTCTTGTTCGTAATTCATAATCTTGTGCAACATGAAAAGATTCAAATGCAACATTATAGTGTTTTTGTATCTTTTCTCTAAAGTTAAATTTTCCGATATTGTATATTATTTTTTTCATTATCTTCTAAATGCATTAGGTTCATCATACTCAACTAATCCAGTCATGTCTGATGATGAACGAATCTTTTCACCTAAACCATCTACCATCTTGATGTTTAGTTTACTACAAACTTTAGCTTCAGGTATATCACCAAAGTGTCTATCACCACCATTACAAAAAGTCAATTCTGCCATAGGTTTAAATTGTGCTACCATTTCTAAAGATTTACACACGGTTTTATCTTCATCAACTGACATCAATACTTCGTCAACCATATCTAAATGAAAGACAATATCTAATCTATCACGCTCGTCCATAAACTCATCAGCCTTTTTTATAAGTGCTTGTTTACGATTATTCACAATAACCACTAATGTATCACCCATTGATTTTGCCATTTTTAAATATTCTATATGACCTACATGAAGTGGGTCAAAGTATCCACTACATATAACTACTTTTTCTTTACTCATCTTTTTTCTTCTCCGTTTTGCTTTTCTTCTTTTTACCGAAAATCTTTTCCCAATTATCATCATATCTTTTCTTATCTGATGTTCTTGGTGCACTACCCTTTGTAGTACCTGAATCATATATTGATTTACCCATAAAATCTCTCGTCAAATAATAATACATAGATTGATATCAATCCTATAATACCAACAACCACTCCAATAATAATTTGAAACAATGTAAACAATGCACTAAACATTATTGTTCCCTCTTCCAATCTTCATATAACATCCAATCTCCACTTTGTATGAACTTCTGAGCCTTCTTCCATTTCATCTTTGTAACAACATTCATATGTCCACCACCAATAAGTTCTACAATTTCATTACGACCAATCTTTTTCGTATCTCGTTTATAAGTTGTTTGAATCTTTCTGTCCATACATATAATACCATTCAAGTGGTCAATCTCGTGTTGTACACATACTGATTCTAACAACCTTAAGTTCCTATCATCACCACCATCTTTTTCCCAACTACCTTTACCTTCTGTATTAGTCTCAACACCACTAAATATCATAGAACCCTCAACGCCTTCCGAGATAACCTCTATAGTCTCATATCTTTTAGTATTGACACCTTTCTTTGGGTAACTTAAACAACCCTCGTAATATGTTATTTCATTTTCTTTTCTGATAATTTTTGGGTTAATGAGAACCAAAGGTTCAAGAACATTGACAACGGCCACTTGTGCATCAATTCCCACTTGATTAGCTGCCAACCCAATACCGTCTTTTCTTTTGTTAAGTATCTGAAATAATTCTGTTGCAATAGTTCTTCCTTCTTCAAGTGAAACCTCTTTTAGTTTTTTATTAATTAAAGGATTATCATGTTTTAAACAATTAATTACTTGTTTCATATGTTTCCTTATATTGTTGAACTGCCAATTCTTTTGCTTTTGCCTCAACCATAATATCAATCCTATGACCATATGTATTAATGTAATCAGTAATATAATCTGAATGAGCTTGTGGTCTGATACTTTCATCCAATTGTTCTCTTCTACGAGATTCAGAGTAATGAACTGCTGGGACAATATCATCAGGCCATGTTGAGATAGCCAACTCTAATGCTTTTTGTTCTGTTAAGTCACCTGTACAGAAACCATGGTGATGATAATCAAACACAATTGGAATACCAATTCGTTTGTAAATACCATCATACAAATCTTGTACTGAATACATACTTGCCTTATCATCATTCTCAACCGTAAGTCTTGTCTGAACTGATTCTGGTAGTCGTTCAAAGTTTTTACAAAATCTTTCCATAGCAGATTGTTTATCTCCATAGACACCACCCAAGTGAATGTTAATCTTGTTGTATGGTGTTCTTGATAACCCCATCATATCAAACTCATCACCATGAATAGTCAAGTCTTTGATACAATTCTCAACAACATGTTCATGTGGTGATACCAATACATTGAAAGGGCCAGGATGAGAAGTCAACCTAACTCCATGAGTAGTAGCCATTGTACCTACTGAATGAAACCATTGTTTGATTTCTTTAATATCTTTTAGGTCTTCCCATTCGTACTCAGTTTTCCATGGTGACATATCTGATGATATACGAAAGAAGTCGTAACCATTAGTAATGTTCCATGCCACAATCTTATGTAGGTCTTTTACATTTTGTAAACAAATTTCTGATGCATAATCTACACCTTTCTCATCAAAAGTTCTACGAATCATACTACGATTGGTAGTAATTCTTTCAGTTCCTCGTGGTTGATTACCATACTTAGTAGGATAACTAAGTTGCATATTGATACATGCATAACCGATTTTATTATTTACCATTCTTCATTTCTCCCAAAATCATTTTTGTCAATTCTCATTTTTAAATGTCTTTTATATAACCAAAAAAAGTATATGTTCCTAATATATGAAAATATATTACGAATGTCAAGCAGTTTTTTAATTTTCAATAATATAACCTCTTAAATAATCTTTTGTAAGTTGTTTTTCAACTTTAAGTCTTGTTTTGTAATCATCAAATGATTCACCCTTTAATCGTTTATCACCTTTTAAAAGTTCACTAACCTGAACCCTTGGGTCTCTATTATCTTTTTGCATGTCCTTGGTTTGAACAGGATAAACAAATTCACTTTGTCTCATTATAACTCCTATATGTTATGGTTTAAAAAGTCTTGTTGTTTCTTAAGTTCTTTTTTGAGTTTTTGTTTCTCTTTATATTTCGCAACTAATATCTGGTCTTTAGTTTTTCTTTTCTTTTTCTTCTTAGGTGGTTTAACCTTTGTAGGTTTTAATGTACCTTTTAACTTAGGTTGTTCCACACCCTTGTGAAAAACATTACCATCTTTATCTACGAACTCATTCATAAAATGCCATCCTGCAGGACGACCTGTTTTTTGTCGTTGTGGTTTGATAGCTGTTTCAAATGTTTCAGGAAACATTTTATACATTCTTGATTGTAGTGCCTTATCACCAATCACTTCTTTTGCTTCTGTACTTACATTTTTGACAGGTTCACCTGTGATTTTACAATCCATGTATGGAACACCATCAATATAATATCCACCATTGTCTTCAAACTTACCCATGTAACTTTCCTTTGTTATTAAGATTCCCCAATGGAACCTGATTTTATCCCTTCAGTAATTAAGAATTTCACGAAGCTTTCGTCTTCCTTGAATTGAGTTACAAGATGTTTACTACCTTCTTGCATTAGTTTATTCATTTCCATGTCAATCTCAATCAAGTCATTAATCAAATTGTAACACAAATCTCTTGCCTTACCCTTTGTTTCTTTTTCTATTTCTTCTATCCTCGTTACTAATTCACTAATTCTCATTTTCTTATCCTAAATTTGAGGGCAGGATAGGATTTGAACCTACGAACAATGGATTTGCAATCCACCCCATTAGACCACTCTGGCACCTGCCCGGCCACGACTTTGTGCCTGTCTAACTCGTTGTTCAAACTTTCTATTCTGCACTTCATTAATATGTTTACAATATTTTATCTTGTGTCTCCTACGAAATTTAAATGCTGGACAATCACATGCCCACTCAATTCGTGAAGGGTCAAAACGAATATCGTATGTTTTACCCTTGATGGTGTAATGTTCCCAGCCATTCTCATCTACTAAGACACCATCAAAAACTTCAATAATATAATCTATTAAACTTTGTTCCATCATCATTAAATATTAAATAGTACCATAAAAAACCAAAATACAAAAAAAATCCAAAGTACGGTTAAAAACTCTGCACACCTATATAGAAATAATCCTATCTTTTTTCTCATTACAAAGTTACTATATCCCATTATAACTGCTCCATTGGTTCGTGAATTCCTGTCTTACAAGCCCTATCCAATAGGTCTCGTTCTAACTCATCAATTAACTCTAATTGACCTTGTTTACCCATCCAACTATGTCTATGGTACTTACCATTAAGTGTCATCTCAACAACCTTAACAGCATTGGAAACTGATGATAGAACATATTCTACCACTAATTCTCCCATAGATGTTTGTTTACTAAATACATAAGTCATATAATTCTCCTTTATTTTACCCTTAAAGATACGAATAAAATACTATACATGTCAAGCTTTTTTTTATCTTTTTTTTAACTTTATTATACAAGGTATACAAAGTAGTGGATAAAAAATAGTCCCAACAAAATTTGTAGTATTACAATTTTCACAATTATTCATACTCTAAGCTACAAAAGAAAATATATAAATGTCAAGCTTTTTTTTTAGTTTTTTTCCCAATATCCCATTTTAGGTATTTCGTATGTAGGATGTTCCAACCATTTACTCAAGGTTACTTCTGCCTTTACATTAGGTATTTCCCAATCTTGGTATCTATTAAGTAAGTCTGCAACTATCGGATGTCTAACAACATCTTCTAATTCAAATTGAGTAAATCCACATCCATATACACCCGTAAACCTTTTTATAGAATCTTCTAATCCATTGTCTGTTTTGGTTCTTAAATCACTTTGTTGTAAATCACCACTTACGATATACTTAGAACCCATTCCAATTCTCGTAAGAAATGTTTTAATTTGTGATGGTGTTGAATTTTGTGCCTCGTCTAGCATTACGATTTTATTCTGAAGTGTTAATCCTCTCATATATGCCATTGGAATAACTTTGATTATACCAGCCTTTCTCAAGACTTCTAATCTTTGTTTACCAATTATCTGTTCCATATTATAATATACTGACTGCATAAATGGTTCTGTTTTCTCATCTATATCACCAGGTAAATATCCTATTCTCTCACCATCAACCTCTACCATTGGTTTAGTAACAATGATACCATCATAGTTTGTATTTTTGTTTACAAGATTCTGTAGTGCCCAATATGTAGCAACATATGTTTTACCACATCCTGCAGGCCCAACACAAAATGTAATAGTATTGGAATCAATACCATCCCAAAAATATTGTTGGTTTCTTGTTTTTGGTGTGAAATTCCACCTGATTCGTTTCATTTGAGAAAGTGCCTGACGATGATTCTGACACTCTTGGTTAGTTACAACCTTTGTAATAGTTTCTACTTTTCGTTTTCTACTCATAGTAACGCCCCTTATTGTTTATGGTTAGTTATAACTTGGGTTCTTACTAATAAGTATAATATATATTAGTTCTTAATACCACCTCTTGCGGTTGGTGTTAAATCTTTTCTTTGAAGTTTTTTTTCTTCAGGTTCTACAACATCATCACTATCATCATCGTCAAATAATGTATCTTGTGAATAGATACTTTTCCAATTATTATGTTGAGTATCATCTTTCTTTTCTTCACCATACATTTCCCAAAACTTCCACCACGATTTGTTTGCGATTGCAGGCCCCGTGGCTTTGCGCTTTGCAAAATCTTCACCACCTTCTTCTCTAAGTATTAGTGCTTGGTTAAATGCTACCACTAACATAACTGCTAATGGGTCAAACACAAAGATAAGAATAAAGATAAAGAACTTCACGACTGAATCCACATCGGTATCAAATGTTCTGGCAAGATATATAGCTGGCCCTACATCAACTCCTGTCTCAACCAACTCAACTTTCAAATCACCAACCACACCTTTAACTCTGAGTATCTCATCGTTAACTGCTTGGATTCGTGGATTATATTCTTCTCTTAGTTTTCTTTTTGCAGTGATATAGTTATCAGGTAAATCGTTTACTTGAACTTCTAATTCCTCTTTTAAAAATTCTTTATCTTCAAGTAATTGGTCTAACCTATCTTCATTTGCAATTAAGGAATTTGATTGTTTCTCAAAGGTTACGGTTGCACCTTGGTAGGCATTACTTAAGTATCCAAAGATACCAGCACTTGTGATTAATACTAATGTTACTACTGCAGTCATCAAATATGTTTTTTGAAATAGATTAATCTTATCCCAATATCTATACAAAAAAGCGGCAGTCACTAACTTACCAAATTCTAACGAACCTGCCATGATGATTACACTAAATGCTGCTCCTGCAAACAATTTAGATAATCCGAATACTGAAAAGAATCCAGCACTCCCTGCAATAAGTAACGCTGCGATTCCCAAATAAATATGGAAATTTTTAGAGCGTTCCATTATTTTCTCCTATTTACGCATCGTCTTCTAATTCAACGATATTTTGTAGATACTCAAGTTTCTTAATACAATTGTCTACAATCCTTAACCATAACTCAAATTGTGGATTTACATCAACTGGTATTCTATCTTTGAGTCTTCCAATCTCAGCATCTATATCTGAAATCTTATCTAATACATCATTTTTTCTTCTCATTATTAACCTCTATTATTAACCTCTATTATTATATAAATATCTATTCAACTTGTAATTGTTGTAAAACATATTCTCTAAATGTCTTCTTTTGGTTATTGGGTAAATGTACCCAAGTCCATGCCATTGTGGTTTTCATCATTTCAATGTTCTTTACGATTGCACCACATTGTTTTTTCATTTCGTATACTAACTTATCATCAATGTTTATGTCAACTCCAAGTTCATCTGCCATCTCTAATAGATGACCGAAATCTTTATTCCTATTTGCCTTATTGGCAATCTTAAATAATTTTTCATCACCACCCTTTTTATCAGGATGTGTTTTACCAGCCACTTTACGATACACTTCTTTTATTGTATCATCATCTACATCTGTTTCTATTTTCTCATAAGGGTCTAATTGTACTTTTCTATTTACCTCAATCTCTTCTTGAGTAGTACCTATAAAGTCTTCACTAAAATCTTTGTTAAATTTTTCTAAAGAGTTCTTGTAGATTAATTTTGTTTCTTCTAACTCAGTTTGTAAGTATCTGAGTTTTAGTCGGACTTTCCTTGAATGTAACTTTTGTAATTCTTTCATATGTAATAAGTATGTTTCGGCGTGAGAAAATACCAATGTTTTATTGATATCTTATAAATTTGCTATATCAAACTTATATTCTCGTACACTACGAGATAATACTATACTTTGGTCTACAACCCAGCCTAACTTATAGTATCCTATGTTCTGTTTAGTAGGACTTTTGTTTGGTCGCTAATCCAAACCTTTCACTCATATTATCCGAAACGAACAACCCACCGAAGTGGTAACAAGAAATCACGACTCTATTATGTTTCTTGATTTTCTAATTCTTCAAACTCTACTTCTATTAGTTTAGAGCATATATAATACACATCACCATTTCTTAGAACGGCGTCGGCCAATCCATATAAGGATTTCAAATGTTCGGGAGAATAACCAGAATCAACCTTGGCCGTTCCAAGAACGGAATATCTGTCATTTCCTACAGAGACTAATTTAGGAAATTTTAACAGAAGTTCTCTTTGGTTTCTCTGGTTCTATTTTTGGTATTTCAATAGAGAGAAGTCCATCTTTAAATGATGCCTTTACTTTGTCTCCATTTAATAATTCACCCAACTCAAAAGAACGCTTGAACGATGAATGTTTTAATTCTCTACGAATTACTTTAGCTCCTTCATCATCAAACAATCCATGTTTATCTCCAGCAATAGTTAAAACACCATCTTCCACATCTATTGATAAATCTTTTTTATCAAGACCTGGTATCTCGGCGATAACACCAACTTTATCATCATACTCATATACATTTACTTTTGGATATGCAGTACCTTGATATGGTTTTACACCTACTTGTTTTTCTATTTGTGGGAATTGTGTATTGATTATTTGGTCAAACATCCTGTCAAAGGGTGTTAGAAATTCGTCCCTATCTATTACAGGAACTTTGTGGTTTACAACGAACTTAGTCATTTTATTTCTCCTTGTTGTTTAGTTAACTTATCGTTCAACTCGTATCCTCATTAGAGCGATACATCGTTATAGTATATTAATCTCATACGAGCATTAATTCTTTACTACATATATAAATATATAGAAGTTTTATAAAATTACATTTTTTTTAATATTTTTTTTGGAACCCAAACTATCTTACCCATGTCATCTAATCCTTTAACTTTTTCATCATATTGTTTAGAATTAAATTCTGATTCCTCTACTTTTATTTTAGTATCTTTATATATCATTCCTTCAATTGTTGGGTAATCAAACTCAACTATTACTTTCATGATATTGATTCCAAAATAGTATCTCGTGTCTGAACACCTACATATCTATTTATCTCAGTTCCATTTTCTTCTACTACGGTTGTAGGTACACTACGAATATTATATTGTTGTGTTAACTCACCTTCTGAATCAATATCTACAAACTGAATATTATATCCTTCTGATTTTAGTTCTTCCATGATTGGTTTATAAGCCTTACATGGCCCGCACCAAACTGCACTAAAGTATTTTACACTTTTCATTTACTCACTCCATTTTATTTTGTTATAACTTAAAGTAGTTGTTTCAATAGCATAAGGAACTACAATTTTATATGTCTTTGATTGATTCCTTAGCTTTTTGTTTTTCTTCTTTGATTTCATTTTTAAAATCCTTCTTCTTACCACCATGATAGTCGTATGCATGTCCTTCTTCAATTAAGATATCATTAACTGACACCCAACCATCAACAGACAAATCAATTGAACTTTCTGGATTAGATATACATTCATTAATGTGGTCTCCAACTATGTCTGGTGATACAAAGATTTCTCCAAGTACTCTACCAAACTTACCAGTTCCATGTGATATAAGTTTGAAAACTCCACCCTCTAATAATTCTTTATTACGAGCTTTTGCTGCCAAACCTTTTTTCTTTTCATCTAAATCACGAGTTCTACTTTCCCAAGTATCTATACCCATGTATCTAATTCGTTTTTTAATTTTTAGATTGAAACCTAAATCAATCCAACAATCAATCGTGTCACCATCAAGAACTTTAATTAGTTCTGCCTGATACTCACGAGTATCTAATTTCTTACCCATTGTATTTCTCCTGTTACATAACCAAGAGAAAACAATGTTTCTCTAATTTAGATTTTGATTCCTAATTGTGCAGTAATTAATCTTACCATATTAAATGAAGCGTCATACTTACCAGTATCTAATCCATCTTGGATTCTACCGATTTCTCCTGCAGTAAGATTACTCACATACATTTCTCCATTATAAGTATAAGTGTTCTGCTGTTTACTACACATGAGTGTTAGTATTTCCATTATTTCAGTAAGATTAGTAAAACCCTCATACCCACCAGACAAATATTTACATTGGTCTGCAACTACTACATACTTGTCATAACCTGACCATTTTTCTCGTTTCATTAGTTATATCTCCTAACTATGTTTTCTTTTTCCGCTTCCCAATCTGTAACTAAAATCCTCTTGGTATAGTCATCACCACTTTTTCTTTTAGTGATAGTCTTACCACCATCTGGTGATTCATATATCCATGATTCTAATTCAGGAAACAATTCCATTTGTTCACCTTCTTGAACAGACTCATCTTCGGCCTTTAACTCACAACCTAAATGATTTCTGTTATTACCTAAGTAATCATATTCAACTTCGTGTGTGTTCTTACCACAATGGTCACACTTCCATTGGTCTAAGTATTCTTGAGATAGTGGTTCTTCTTTACCATCCCAACCTTTCCACATTGTAATGTTAAGTGGATTATCTTTTGCCTTACCATGAGACCATGCGTCTTGGTGTTCTTTTTCACCTTTAGACATTTCGTTCTGAATAAACTCATAGTTTCTTTTTTGTAATAAAGCTTCTTTCTTATTATCTTCTAATTCAAGATTACTTGAAATCTCAACTGATAACATATCACGAAAAGAATCGGAACCAATATTACCTTGTCCATCTTTGTGTCTATCAAGAACATTTTTTATTATATTCTTATATACCATTATATTTCTCCCATACATCATTTGCTATACAAACTCTATTTTTAGAGTTTCCACGATTTAACTCATCGTAGTCTGAACCACCTAATCCAATTACTATTGTATCACTTGGTTCAAAATCTTTTTCTTTACATACTAAATTATAACTTGTTTCAAATTTATCCCAATTATAATCAACATGATAATTATCCATAATTGATAAACCAACTACACACGACATTTTAGATATCTGTTGATACTCATTGATTAAATCAATACCATCATCTCTATTAATTCTACTTAGTCTTAGTCCACATCTGAAGTGTTGTAGACCATCTGCAAACTTGGATAAAGAAAAACTTATTGTATCTATACAAGGATGTGTTAAGTCAACATGTATATTTTTTCCAATAGTATAATAACACATATCCAATAATACAGGTATGTTTAGTTCATCACAATTTAATAAAATATTTTCAAGGTCTTCAGGTGATTTACCTGTATCACTAAAAGGAACACTAATAATTAATGCATCACCTTCTTGTAAATCATCTTCAAGATAATTGTAATCAAAACCTTTACTTAAACAAGCCTTATGATAAAAAAAATCACCTTTCAGTATTCTAAATCTTTTGTCTTTATTTTGTATATAAAATAAATCAAATGATTGAGTACTACCATAACAATATTGTTTATGCGTAAACTCTTCAATACCCTTTAGGTGATTTCTGTTTGATTGTTGAATCCAATCATAAAAGACATTTTTATATTTATCAAAGACCCAATCAGAATCTCTTCTCATCCACTTTGAATAATCTATGCCTTCTAAAAATTCTGATATTTCAGAATTAGGTATAGGTTCAACACCTTTGTATTTTAATATTTTTTTATTCATACTCTATAACCTTCTTATATAAATATAAAGGTAGGTCGGGAAAGAAAGGAATAAAAACCGACCTACCTTGTGTCTCGTTATCCGAGACTAATCTTAGAACTCAGAACTCTCGTCTTCGTTGAAAAGATTCTCATCTGAACCATCGTTCATGAACTTCTGAACTAATTGTTTTACAAAAGTTCTCTCAGAGTCAACACCACCATCATCCATGAATTGTGGGTAGATAGAAACTTCAGAAGCCTCATCCAATCCGAAACCATCGTAAACCAAACCAGCCATCTCAACTGAAGTTCTCGTAGAAACACCACTTGAAACTTTACCATTATCTGATTTAGATTCCATTCTTGTAGTGTGAGAAATCTCAGAGATAGCCTGAAGTAAAGTTGGGTCAACATGTGGGAACATGTAACTTAACAAACCAAACTCTTCTTCATCAGTTAGAACATCCATCTCAACGATAGTGAATCTATCCATAAGAGCCTTATCCATAACACGAGTAGAAGTATACTCATTACCGATGTTAGCGGTGGCCACGAATGTGACACCCTCGGCAACTGGGATAGTTTCTTGACCATCAGACTCATCAAGTCTCAAGTATCTTTGACCTTGGTCAAGAACGGTCATCAAGATGTTCCATGCATCTGGATGAGCTCTTGATAACTCATCAAGAAGAATCACAGCGTTTGGTGTTTGAATAGCCTTTACAAATAAAGACTCAGAAAAGTAAGTACCTTTCTTCTTATCAAACTGAACATTACCAACTAAGGTAGCTCTTGGGTCTTGAGTAGAACCCATGTTGAAATAGAAGTCAGGTCTATCCAACGAATTAACAAGTGACTTAGCAGCCATGGTTTTACCACAACCAGCCGGGCCAGTCATCAAAATGTTTTTACCTCTTACGGCAGACCTAATCAAGTATTTCCACTTGAGTTCAGACATAACCAAACCTTGTGGTTTTAGTTTGTAAGAAGTGTGAATAAAATTCAACATCTCTGCGTGGTCTGTAGGAACATCCACAGAAGAGACATCAAATACAGGAGCAGATGTCTTCTCAAATTCAGACATTGGAACTGCCCACCAATATGTTTTACCAGATTTGTTGACCCTTTGTTCAAGAGCCATACCATTGTTAAATGCTTTTTTACGAGCACCGGTAGTAATAGACGAAGTATACTTGACTCCATTAGAGTCCCAAGCATTATACCTATTACCAGATTTTTCTACTTTTACAACAATATTATTCATATTATTTTTTTCCTTTTCTTTTGTTAATTTTTCACTCATTATTTATACCTAAATATACTAATAAAAACCTATATGTGTCAAGCTTTTTTTTCACTTTTTTTAATTTTTTTTCTTGTACCAATGTAATGTTCCATTTGCTGTTTGGAATGTACCCCAACCACAAGACTTCCAAATACATTTCCATTCTATTCTAAATATAGAATCTTTGTATGGTTTCATATTCCATTTACATTCCATACACTCTGGTGTATGTTCTCTCCAAAATTTATTATGTAACCATCTCATCATTTATTTCTCCAAGAATTTAGAGTTCATTGTTTTACTAATCTGAGTAACATTTTGTAGATTGATGAACTCAGCATCTTTACCATACATTTTTTTGAAATCGGTCATGTTTTGACCACGGTCATAGTTATCACCAACAAAGTAACTAAGAACTTTGATACCCATTTTTCTGAACTCATTAACTTGAGTTTTAGTGTGATTAACAGCTTCATCGTTATAGTAATTGAAATCAGAACTACTGAACATAGGCATTCCATCTGAAAGATTTAAGAAGTAAGAGTCACGACCATTTATACTTGGTAACATATCTTTCATAAGAGCCTCAAAACATAATCCTTCAGGAGTAGTTCCACCAGGATAAATATGTGGGAACATTTTCTTTACTTTGTTAAACTTGTCAACTCTTGAATCATAACCAACAAGAACCAAAGGATATTCACCACCATAACCACGAGAGTTAGTAGAGTGTGTACTTCTGAAAGAAACTTGAACATCAACATTAGAAATCATGTCAACTGCCTTTATGATTGCCACTACAGAAGTCATAGTGTTTTTCCATTTGTCTCCACTCATAGAACCACTAGCGTCAACTGAAATATGTAAGAATGCATCTGAGTATTGTTCTGTGAAAGTAGATTGAAAAACTCTCTCATTACCAAAACCTAACTCAGCGATTAATCTTTTGTCAATACGACCTTTATCTTGTCTTGTCCACTTTAAGTCACGAGACTCACCACGAACTTGAAGTTTTCTACCCAACTTAGTTCCAAGTGAAATACCATTAGTCAACCACTCAGGTGATTCTTCATGGTAGTAACCACCACTTCTAACCAAGTAAGGAAATGCATTTGTATCAATCATTGATTGAGTAAGTTTCTTAACATAGACAACTTCACAACCATTTTTAATCATGGTGTATTCACCAGTGTTGTAATCATAAGAACCACGAGTTTCAATATCAGAACCAGCCTTAACTTTTTCAACTCCAGCACTTTCCATAGTTTGAATCATTTTAGAATCTTTCTTACTTAAGATACCAGTCTTTTGTGGTTTTCCATCATTAAATTTTTTCTGTTTATCAAGAGCATTTTGTAATTGTTTTTGTTGTTTCTCAGATAACTCAACATCCGAAGTTGGTGTTGGATAATCTTTTTGGTCAATTGATTCAGGAAGAAAATCTTCTGAAGTAGGTAAATCAATACCAGCTTCTTCAGGTGTTAATGGGTCTAAACCATTTCTCTCTCTGTGATAATTCTCAGTATCTAAATCATCAAGAGCTTGAGCAAGTTTTCCATTCATCTCTTGATTCTCTAATCTGTTCTCATCAGAAACCTCAGGAAGAATATTAACATTATCAAGGATGTATCCATAAACTTCAAGAGCCACATTGAAAGCGTCTTCAGTAGATTCTAAATTTTTAACTCTACCACCACCAAAGATTGTTTTGTAAATTTTATCAAGGTCAGGAAGAACATCTAATCTACGATTCTCATTAGTTAGATTTAAGATTCTGAAAATATATGAATCCCAATCTAAATCAGTATACTCATTAGATTTGATACCTTTATCAATGATATTAGAATGGAAGTACTTGTTGTACATTGATTGATAATAACCTTTGTAACCAGGTGAAGAAGAATAAACATACCAATCAATTCGTCTATCTTCAACATAGTTTAATAAATTTTTGACATGACCAATAACATCATATCTTGAGTAACCAATCTTTTCAGCGTCTAAGTAAATCTCTTCAGTAATGTTACTCTCAAGATTCTTTAAGAACTCAAAGTTAGATAACTTAATGTGAGAACCCTCATGAAGAGCCAACCCAACAATAGGGTCAAAGTTTTTCTCATCAATCTTGGAACCAATAACTACGGTCTTACCATTAGTGTAAGACTCATCACGATTTTGAAACTTAACAGGAATGTCACTACGACCAGTAACAATGTTTACAAAGTTTGAGATAGCTCGTCTGTAAGAAGCCAACTGAATGTGGTCAATACCTTTCTTGACTGGTTGTTCATCATCAAGAATATCAGTTCTACGAGTAGACCAATCATTATCAGACCAAAACGAAGAGAATGGACTATTGGTTTTGTTACCAACAGAATATTTCTCACGAAGAGCCATTGGATTAAAATGTTTAAAATTGTTGTTTTTCAAATTATTTCCCTTTTTCATATACCTAAATATACCACTTTTTTAGTATATAAGTCAAGCATTATTTTATTTTTTTTTAAATTAATTGGATTCGTTAACCCAACAAAAATCACAAAAACTAAATATAATACCTTTCTCATATACCATAAGATACAAAAGAAAACCTATATGTGTCAAGCTTTTTTTTTTATTTATTGAAAATAATTATCATTATTCTTTTTAGAATTTCTACGCTTCCAAGTTCTATATAGTATTTTAAGTACATTTGGAATGAATGAAATTACCACATTTATTATGTTGTGTTTGTTAATAAAATTATCAGTCAATATAACTGATGGTTTTATATTTGTTACTTTATGTATCATACCACCTGGTGTATAAACTAAGTCACCCTTTTTTTGTACACCATGATATTCAGTAAATAATGTTTTAAACTTCCATCTCTTCTCACCTTGGATACATATTGCCCATGCACTACTACTTAATATATCTATATGCCAATCTGAATATGAATTCTTAGGCCCTATATAAAATGAAAAGAATAGTTTATCTTTAAACCACTTAATATTATTCCAACTACTAAATTCTTTTGGATACTTTACTTTGTTCTTTATATTACTCACAAACGATGGTGTTAATGATATTGACCAGTCTACCAAATAATATGGTTCTTTATCTTTTGTTGTTCTGATATAATCAATATAAGAACTTAGACTCATTTGTTTAGAATCGTTTCTCCATTTCATTTCTTTATTAGAACGATATACTATAACATCCATATTACCAAATTGTTTTTTCAATCTACTAAGATTCCACTTTTTAATTATATTCCAATCAAATAATTTATCTGCAGAAATTATAAATGGTTTTTTATAATCTATATCATCTATGGATTCTATTCTATTTATTGGTAATATTTTTTTCATATTAATTTAAAATATTTTAAAATGGATTTTTGTTGTTTGTTTAAAAAATCTGGTATTGATGTATCTACTTTATTAAATTTATCATTGTGATAATCATAACTTATATAATAATCTTTACCAGGTAATATCTCACCATACACATAACAAAATTCTAATATCTTATTATCCATGATATCAAATTTTAAGTTTGGTGTATTTAATTCTTTTTTAATTCTTATCATTTCATCTAATAATTCTTCATTGAATTCTTCTTCTTCCAATCCAATTAAATTTTCTTGAATCCAATTAGAGTCTTTTCTTTTATACCATGGAATATTTAGATAATCTATATCATGTGGAAAACTTGTTGGACTATCCCAATTTTTAAATTGTCTAATCTTAACTCCATATATCTCATCTTCAGTAATAATAATTCTATGTTCAAATTCTACATCAATATAATCCATAACAAAACATGGAAAAAAATTTCCACCATTAGGTAATGATTCTCCAATTAATTGTTCTAAGATTTCTTTTTGTAAAAATTGTTCATCATATATGTGGAATAAAGATTCTGAACCTGCACCCTTAGATGATTTAACTACGGTTCCTACTTCTACATGTTCTAACAACTCATCAAAATTATTACACACTATAGCATAAGGTCTGTATCGTTCATCAATTAATTCAAATTGTTTTATCTTATCTTCAAAATACTCATATGTAGTTTTATTAGGCCACATATTATCACCATAGTGTTTATGTAGTTTTGGATAAACTTTTGTATGTTGTTCCATATCATCTTTATCTTGTGCAAACCTACCAATGAATATATCACTATATCCTTCATACTCTACTATTTCATATGGAATGTTATGTTGGTCAAATAAATTAATAAACTTTGGATGATACCATCCATGTAATTGTTGTACTAATTTATCTGCCTCATTAGGAATTTTGTATAATGTATCTTTATGTAGTGTTATCATTTTTAAATACCTTATATGTTGTTAAGTCTCTGTAAGGTGGGTCTTCAATTAAATCAGGATTATCATCTTCTAATATATCCATTAACTGAATACCTCTGATGGCTTGTTCTGGTGTCATATACATATTCCAACCACAAAACTCTAAGTCATCATCATGATAACTCATACCGAAAGTTCTTCCTTCATATCTTGCCTTCTTAAACCACTCATAGTCTTCTTTATTATCACAAAGTATTGCACCACCTTTACCAATTGGAATATGTTTTAAAATATGAAAGGACAATCCAATATAACTTCCTTTAATATACATATTTCTTTTTAATCGTTTTGCAGAATCCCATATTGGATATGGTTTGAGTTGATACATTCCTTCCCACTCTCTATCTTCAAACTCTACTTTACCACCTGAATGTATAACTGACATTGGAATAGATAAGTAAGTATGTTTAGGTAATATTGTTTTCTCAACACCCAACCTCTTACATATTAAAAATATGGCATTAGTACAACTATCTACACATGCAACATATGGTGCACCTGTATACTCACTTAGTTTCTTTTCAAATTCTTCTACAACTATATATGGGTTCATATTATATCTACTCCATTGATAAATATATTATCCAATACTGAAAAATAGTTTTTTGTTTTATAATCAATATACTCTAATTTGATATCATTAAATAAACTTTCATCAATATAATTTGTTGCACTTGGGCCTGATACATAATGTGTTCCACCAAGTTCTTTTATTAATTGAACTAATCTTTCTGATGAATTTCCTTTTAGATTAAAGTCTTCTGAATAATAAAACTCTGTATTGATGTTTAAGGTTTTAGAAATCTTTTTCATAGTGTACCGATTTAACTCGTATAGATATTTCCAATCTTGTAAATAGAAATCTAATAAATGTTTATATTGGTTAAAGTATTTTTCTTTACCATATTTCTGTACAATACTTTTATAATGTTTCTTTTTCCAATTAATTTTATTACATATTTTAATATCAATTATATTTGTATCTAAACTTTCTCTATGAATTGGAACTGATAACCATTGATTAGGTCTAATCTTATTTCGTGTTCTCCAATCTTGTTTGGTGAATTGTACATTGTCGTAAAAGACAAACTTATCTACTGAATTAATTAATTCAAATACACCAGTCCAAGGTAGGTAATTACTTTGTAGTATTGCTATCTTCATCAAACATTTCATCCCAATTGTCATCCCAATATGGTTGAGTTAATCTTGCACCATAAGAATCGGTATACATATAATCTGTATTAAAACTTCCAGTTTGTATTATATTACCATCTTTACCATACTCTACAAATGTTCCTGTATTTTGGTCTTCTTCTAACCAAAGGGTTCCATCAGTATAAAACTCTAATTGTGTTCCATAGTGTTCATTATCTTTCCAATTTCTTACAATCTTTAATTTACCATTTGGCCACCAACTTAAAGATTTACCATCAGTTCGTTTACCATCTTTATAATTCCATTCATATCTCTTGACACCATTTGGCCAATATAATGTGAATGTCCCATCAATAGGTGTTTCATAATGTATCCCAACTTCCCTATCCATTTGATTAGCAAATCTATCATGTAGTATTGGGTCAATATTCCAATTCTCAATGTTATGAAAATACTCACCATCATACCATTTGTATCCAATATATAATTGTGAGTAATCATTCCAAGTATCTTTATCACACCAATTGATTATTAATATTCTTCTCTTACCTTTAAATTCTTCTGGTGTAAACGCATGCCACCTTTTAATCTTATTAGAATTTTTCCAACCCACACCACCATTTGGTTTCCAATCTAACTTTGTATGTAATGTGGTCTCATCACTATATAAGTCTGTTGCTAAGTTTTGTTCATCATCTTTATCTATATAAAGTAATATAGATAATAACTTTTCATCTAAGTCGGTATGTACTTCAAGTTCAAATGGATATCTATCATCTACTAATTCAGGTCGTAAATAACAATTTGATAAGTCCACATCAAATACATCTTCCCACATTTTTCTATCATTTATAGATTCCATTAGACTTCTAAATTGTGGATTCTCGTCTACAAATTTATCATTAAGGAAAACTCTATTATCAACACTCTTCCTTTTTAATCCATCTATATTACTATAGTCTGAATCTAATTCAGAATAATTTAATAATAAATTAAATTCATTTTTGTCCAAAACATTTTCAAATAAAAAATGTTCCCAAGGTTCATTTACTTTTTTTGATTTCATTTTTGTATTACTCCATTCAGATAGTCTGCCCATAATTTATGTGACTCTTTCGTTGGGTGACCATCAAACCCTCTCGTCATTGATTCACCATTATTAATACAATAACTTCTAAAGTTTAACTCTTCATCAAATAAACTTGGAAAGGTTTCTTTATCAATAAGTTTAATATAATCAATATAATCTTTTCTATTGATAGTATCAAATGTTAAGAAAAAGAAAAACTTCTTTTGATTGTATTTCAAATAATTCTGTAATGTTAAAACTTGGTTTATAAAGTTTAAGTAAAACCAATCATCCTTAAACCATTGTAATTGGTTATTGATTGTCTTGTTCATACTTTTAAACTTTTCACCACCTGTTGGATTTTGTTTTATCCACTCATCATAATAATATTCATATCTATAGATAGATGTCCAACCAATTATATAATAGTCGTATTCTAAGTCTCGGTCTAATGTTGTTCTTAAGATATATTGATTACTTATACCACATTGTGCATCGTTGGTTACATCACCATTTAATAAATATGGAAAGGCCTCATTCTCTCTATCCTTTAATTCATCACCATATACAAAACTACAACCATTAGTATATATCTTCATATTTGTCCTCAACATAATTTATCATTTCTTGATTAGTATAATATTCCATATAAGGTTTATGATTTGAACTTTCTATCTTTTCTAAAGTTGATTTTGATTTACCAATCAATTCACAAACTCTATCAAATCCTTCTTGTAGGTTTTCAAAATTTATTATATAATCCAACTCATCAGGATTATCTAAAAATGGATTAGGTAGATTAGGAACATCCTTACTCCATTCTATATAATCTTCAAATGTCATTTTAGTTATATCTTTATCAAAGTGTTTAAAAAAGAAATCAGAGTTTACTTGTTTGTTGTGATGATAACATGATACCATCCAATCAAGTGGATTTCTAACTACCGTAAACTTAAAGTAAGT